TTAAAGATGTAGTAATCGGAAGTATATTTACAAATTACATATCCGAAGAAACTGTTCATTTTTCAAATAAAAATGAATTGTTTTATACTAAAAATAGTGATGAAGATATGATTATTTCTGAATTATCAAAAATAACAAATGTCTATAAAAGGAGTTCTGAAGTTATGTACAAATATAATGTTAGTAATCATATAGAAAAAGTAAAAAATGCAGTAGCAAAACTATTAGAGGGAGACAACTCTGGACATGGACTTTAACATATTAATAGGGTTTTATATTTATCTTTAAAATTTGCTGAAAAAGAAAATGCAAATAAATATATAGTATCATTAATAGCATTACTTCATGATGCAGATGATTATAAGTTATTTGGTATGGAAAATGCAGAGAAACTTACAAACGCCAAAATAATTATGGATGATTGCAATGTTGATAAAGCTATCCTAGAACAAGTATGTGATGTTATTAATAATATTGGATATAGCAAAAGATTAAAAGGACATAGTCCAACAACTCTTGAAGGAAAAATTGTATCAGATGTAGATATGTGTGATGCATTAGAACAAATGGTATTTTAAGAGTCTATACTTATAGTATGAAAAATGGAAAACCATTTTTTGATAGAAATATTTTCCCGATTGAAGATATGAATGCAGAAAAATATACAAGAAAATGTGCAGATAGTAGTGTATGCCATATTTTTGAAAAAATATTAAAACTTAAAGATTTAATGCTAACTGATTCTGGTAAAGAAGAATCTAAAAATAGGCATCAAATAGTTGTAGATTTTTTATATCATTTGTTTAATGAAGAAAATGCTCCTGAATGGATTGAATATTTAAATAATTATCTTAAATAATGGTATGGGAATTCACATAGTAGAATTTATGCGGGAGTATAAATTCAGTGCTGGCTAGACAAAAACTTTATTCAAAAATCAAGAAAAATATAAAAAGAGGATTAAATTATTTTGATAATTTTTTCCTCTTTCTTCGATAAAATAAAAACTCACAAACAATTAAGTCCGTAAGCTATATTCAAATGGAGCAGGTAGTCGGTAGTGAATAATGTTTAACTACCGATTTTTCTGTACTTCCCCGCTTTTAATTATACTTTTAATGTAATTTTAATGTATTTATTATAGTTTGTCAATAACTATAAATGCCAGTCAAACCCTTTTTTTGCTCCTTTCGTATAAATTCTATATGTATAATCTTTAAGTATATAAATTAAAATTTTATCTTTTAGTGAGGCTTGGCTTGATAGCTGCTTTAAAATAAAAATTTTTACATCTTTCATTTTTACTTTTCCTCCATTTTTATTTATATTTTACCATTTTATGTTAATCTTTTTAACTACTCTAGCCAATAGGTATTGACTCATGTATCTATTGTATTATCAATATTTTTCGCCTTCTTTTTTCGACAAATTTCGACATACATATAATTATTCTATTGTACCTACCCTCTAATTAAGGTATTTCTAGTTAAGTCAAGCTACGCATAGTTAAAATATAAATTAGTATGTTCTACAATACTTAATAGAAAGGTAGGTGTTTTATATGGTATATCTAAGAGTAAATGAAATGTTAAAAGAAAAAAAGAAAAGTAAGTATTGGTTCGTAAAAAAAATGGAACGGAGGTTACCAAGCATTATCTCATTTAATGAACAATGAAACATCCAGCATTCATTTTTCTACATTAGAAAGACTATGTACAATATTCGAATGCACACCCGGCGATATAATAGTTTTAAAAAAAGGGAAAAAAAGAGGTGTAAATAACAAATGAGTAAATTATTAAATCAATATGAATCTTTGAAAAAAGTAGATTCATCCTACATTTATATATTTAGAGTTGGAATCTTTTATAACATAATAAATGAAGATGCCAAAATCATCAATGAAAAGTTAGGTCTAAAACTCACATCTCTTGGACCTAATATTTCAAAATGTGGTTTTCCTGTGTCTACATTGGATAAATATAAAAAAATCCTAAAAGAAAAAGAACTAAAATATAAAATAATTGATAATCTACCAAATAATATAAATACTATTGATTATATGAATAATATAGAAATCAAACAAATAATTAGCAAAATCAAAAATTTAGATATGAACAATACTACTTTTCAACAAGCTTTTAATATTTTATTAGATATTCAAAACAAACTAAAAAACATATAATAGAGGGAATTTATCCCCTCTATTAGTTATCTAAATGCATTTACTTTACAATAAGCATATCTTCCAGTTTTAGGAACATATATATAATCGATTGTTCTTGAATAGTGAGAAACTACTTTTACTTTTGTTCCATATAAATAATTATACCTTGTTCCATTTAATGTTCCTTTACTATATAAAATTGTATTAGACTTTAATGTATAATACTTTCCTTTTGTTGTAGAATAAGAAAGATCATTTATCGAGTTTGATGCAAACGCATTTGTATAACAATACGCATATCTTCCTGTTTTTACAACATAAATATAATCAACATTAGAAGATATATGAGATATAACTTTAATTTTCGTTCCTGCTAAATAATTATAGTATATTCCACTCATTGAAGAATTAGCATATAAAGTTGTATTTGATTTTAATTTGTAATAATTACCTGCTGTTGTATTATAATTTATACTTTGGTTAGAATTATAGGATACCGGACTTGCAGATAAATAACTTGTACTTACCCAACCTTCTTTTGGGCTAGTTATATAACTCCAATTTCCATCAACTTTTGTTACTATAACTTTTGTTCCTTTAACTAGAGATGTTATAATACTTGAATTTAAACTTGCACCGCTTCTAACATTCAAATTAGAAGATTGTGTTGAAATATACCTTGTATAATTTATAGGATCTACATTCGTATTATTACTTATATTTGTATTTCCATTTCCTTTATCATTTGAGAATATCCAAAAATATTTATAATTTGCATAATTTTTAAATGAACTTTCACTTACATAAGCACTATTTCCACTTACAACCACTCCTGCATTTCTTCTTGATGCTGTTGTAAATTTTCCATTATATAGGTACGGATCATATACTGTTATTGTTCCACTATTATTTGCTACCAAAACAATATAATGACCTCCGCTAGTAAATAATCCGCTTCCACAACTTACTACAATATAGTAATCTGCATTTCCATCATTGTCAGCATCAGTTTTCAAATATTTCATTGCTGTATCAAAATTTGAAGTAGTATAAAATTCTTTAAAATCAAAGTAATCTGCAACAAATGGAAAAAAAGCCCATGCAGTTCCATTATTAGATGTTCTATATCCATTTGAAACTGCTAATGATGCTAAAGTTGTTGGAAGTATTGCACCTTTTGAACTACTTACAACTACTGCTGCACTTGTAGGACCACATGCACTTGATTTCATTGTTTGTGAGCTATCTCCAACACTTGAATACATCGTATTTGCCCATCTACTATCCGCTTGTGAATAATATGTCAAACCTTGATATGAACCTAAAAGTGATAGCCCATTTCCGGTACTATCTCCATTGTAACTTATATTTTCCTGTTCAACAGTTGCATCAACTTCCAATGCTCCCTCATCTGTTATTTGTTGCTCTTCTTGTATTGAACTTTCGATAATTTCTTTTGTTGATATGTCTTTGCCATTTTGTGTTGCTTCCTTTGTATCCGAAATTTCTCCTTGTGCTTCTTCCGGTACAATTACTTCATTTTTATTTTCTAGAGTTTCAATTTCTTTTACTATACTATTTTGCATATCATCTAGTTTATCTTTGACATTAGATTCTGGAAAATAAACTCCACATAAAACACCTAATACTGCAATTAAACATGCAAGTATAGTTAATAAAATTTTCTTATTTTTCTTTTCCATTATAAAACACCTTCCTTTACTAATTCTTCCCACTTGTTATGTATATACGAATTTCCATGCAATTCAGTATATTCCTCATATACTTCGTAAGCTCTTTTTATTTGTATTTCTGATTTTGTAACACCATTTTCTAAATCCGATAAAAAATCAGTCAGAAATGTTTTATCATTTTCTAACTGATTATTATTCAATCTATTTTCAAGATCCTTTTTTAATTGCACAATTTGCTTCTTAAAATCAATTTTAATTGTATCGATTTTTTCAACTTTTTTATTTGTTTTATTAGTAATTAATGCAACCACAATCGCACTAATAGAACTAATCACAGCAGTTATTACTGTTACCATAATTTTTTCCTCTCTTTCATATTATCTCTTGTAATTCATTTATTCTATCTCTTAGTTTTTGTCTAGTTAAATGTAATTCTTTAATATTATATGGCATTTCTAATCCTACCAATTGGCATTCACTACATTTAATTATTTTATAATCTGTATTATCAAGCTGTTCTTGTAATCTAGGAATTTCTTCTATGGCATTTTTTTTATTTTCTCTATTAATTGCTATATCTAAATACTTATCATAATTTTTCTCTAAATTGTTTTTTATATCCTCGTTATAACATACATTTATTCTATATATATCATAACTATATTTTACCTTTTCATCTTCAACAATTTCAGCTATATTTGATGTAATAACAATATCACACCTTTCTTTTGATATATTTTCTATTTCAATTTTATTGGGCTTTATATTGCTTTCTGCCTTCATTTTTAACAACCTCCTTACATTTTTTTAAATCAATATATTGTTCAATATATTTTTTTCTAATCTTATAACTATCACTATGTTTAATCCATCCTGTATAACTCAATATTGCATGAACATCCTTGCTATTGAGCTTTTGTTTTTTATAAACCTTTTTTATTCTTCTTTTTATTCTTAAAAAATTGCTTCTTCTTAGAGTTGTATAGCCTCTATAAAAACGATAACCTAAAAAGTCAATAGGTCTTGATTCAGTTTTAAATAACTGCCAATTTTCTTTTAATTTCAAGTTTTCTTTATGCAAATATATTTCTATTTCATCTTTTACTTTTCTTAATTCCTTTTTATTCCTATGAAATAATAACATATCATCCATATATCTTATATAATATGGAACTTTCAAATTTTCTTTTATAAAATGGTCAAAATCTTCTAGGAAAAAATTAGCAAACCATTGTGAAGTGAAATTTCCAATTGGCAACCCTTCCTCAGAACTATCTATTATTTTATCTATTAATGACAAAGTTTCTCTTTCTTTTATTTTTCTTCTAAATTTTCTTTTTAATATTTCTTTATCTATAGATGGATAAAATTTTTTTACATCCAATTTTAAACAATATTTTGTATTTTTTCTATCTTTTACTAAAATTTTTTGTATATATTTGGAAGCATGAATTAATCCTCTTCCTTTTATTGAAGCACAATTATAATAATACATGCCCTTCATTAATACTTCTTCTAATTGTAACATGAGTGCCCAATGAATACATTGGTCTGGAAAAAAAGCTGGTTTATATATTATTCTTTCTTTTTTTCTAACACCATCCATAATTTTTACTTTTTCATATGGGCTAGGTTCAAATGTTTCATTTTTTAAAAGATTATATATTTCATCTGTTGCACTTACTATATTTGCCAATATGTATCTTACATTTTTTCTGCTTCTTTTTCTTTTTGCTGCATTTAATATTGCTTTTCTTATATTATTTTTATCAATTATTTTAGAATATATATTGCCTATTCTTTTCATCATTATTCCTTTTCTTATTTTGTCTACCGATTTTTCGCTTAAGAGAAGCTACTAGACCAGTCCAGAGCGACTAATTTTTGCCAAGTGGCAAGGAAAATGATGTGCAATATAAAATAAGAAGGCGAGCCCCGATGTTCCAATTGCTGTTCGAAGAGTCATTGTTGAAATTCCAGTAGAAGAAGCCGGCATTCGCACCATTGTTGAAGTTGCCACCAACATGGGCAACCCTAAAAATAGAACGAGAAACCCTAGGCTCGAGACACACCAAATCCCTTTGTAATTATTCGACAATATTATACAAAATATAAGAAAAGATTATAACTCCATTATAGAATAGTTAATTTATATGGGGGTTGACCACCCCCATCCCCCCGTTCTACTGGTACTTAAGAAGGCGAGCCCCGATGTTCCAATTGCTGTTCGAAGAGTCATTGTTGAAATT